ATGCCTGATGCAGAATACAAACGTAATGTAAATGCATACAGTAGTAAGTTATTCAAACAGAAAGCTAGTCAATGCCGTACATGTAATGGCACTGGCAAAACATGGAAACAAAAGAAGGATGGTACACCATATGCTAAACCAAATAGATGCGTTAGTTGTGACGCTACAGGATATAGTTTTACTGATATTGATAGTAGGTTGGCTGGGCTAAAGTTCACACCACCTACTGCTAAGTGGATCAGTGCCAATGGTTTTGGTACAGGCAAGGACAATCTATTATTCCTTGAAGGTATTGCAAGATCAAGAGGCATGAAAGAAGCTGAGACATTCTTACGTAATGTACGTAGATTGTCTGCCGTTGAGACTTACCTCAGTAGTTTTGTTGAGGGCATTGCTAACTTCGTCAAGCCTGATGGCCTATTACATGTACGTTTATTACAACATCGTACTGGTACAGGTGCTGACCCTAACATGCAGAACATGCCACGTGGTGGTACATTCCCTGTTAAGAAGGTGTTTGTGTCACGTTGGAAAGGTGGGCAGATAATGGAAGCTGACTTTGCACAGCTTGAGTTCAGAGTTGCTGCATTCTTATCACAAGATATGACTGCTATCGATGAGGTTACTACAGGCTTTGATGTGCATAGCTATACAGCTAAGGTGATCAGTGATGCAGGTCAACCTATGTCTCGACAAGAAGCTAAGGCACACACCTTTGCTCCTCTGTATGGTGCAAGTGGCTTTGGTAGATCACAAGCTGAAGCTGCTTACTACAAGCAGTTCACTACTAAGTATGCAGGTATTGCTAAGTGGCATACTGCACTTGCCAAAGAAGCATTAAACACTGGCAAGATAACAACGCCATCAGGGCGTGAGTTTGCATTCCCTGATGTACAACGTAGACGATTCGGGGGTGTGACATATTTCACACAGATTAAAAATTATCCTGTACAATCGTTTGCTACTGCAGACATCGTACCTATCTCACTGATATACATAGATAAGTTATTGATGGCTAACAAGCTACACAGTTGTGTGGTAAACACAGTGCATGATTCAATTGTAATTGACATACACCCTGACGAAGAGGAAATAGTATTAAAGATCATACAGGTAGCCAATGATAAGTTGATACCCATTGTAAACAAGAAGTGGTCACTGGACTTTAACATACCACTATTATTAGAAGCAAAAATTGGCCCTAACTGGCTTGACACAAAAGACGTAGTGTGATATAACTACGTTTCGTCTGATAAACATATATAGGAGATAAGACATATGAACACAGTAACAACAGTAG